CTCTATCAGAATTTACTAAACCAAACATACCACGTGTTGTTAAACGAAGGCGAACATCTTGATATTGAAGAGCACAAAGAGGAAGCGCTAATCCTGGATTACGGCAAAACCAAAATTTAAATGGAACGTAAGTAACAAGAGCATCTAATTCATTTTTGTTTAAAAGGTATGTGTCTTTAGCATCGTGTTTATTTAACATAGTATGTTCATCCTTATTTTTATCGGTTAATTCGTTGTAAATATCTAACCAAGTTCCTGTTTGTGTTTCAATTCTGTTAGATCCTAAAAAGAATTCAGCGGTTTTGATGTAAGCATGTCCAGTATTGTTCGTCCAGTTTTGATAGGTTGCATTTCCAGAAATGTCTTCACTTGGAAAGGTTACTTTAAGATACATATCAGAAAGAAGATCTAAAGCGTCACTCTTAGAGATAATAGAATTAATAACTTGTCCTGAATTTGTGACTGTTTCGTTAAAGGATTGTTCAATTACTTCTTTGGCAAAATTAGTGTGTCTATGATAGACAGCTTTAAAAAGAGTAATTTGGGGGTTATTGGTAAGATACATATCTTGAGCACTTTTCGCTGCGAGTTGCATTAAACCTCCAGTCATTGTGGCTTATTAATATACTATCTATGTAGAAAATATTTAAGTATTTTCTTTTTTCAATTATAAAATATTTAGTTTTATTTATATTTTTTCTTATATTTTTTATTTTAATTTCGTAGTAGTTTCTACGCTTAGTTAGAGTAGGCAAGACCACCCATACCACTCATGATGCGGAGAACGTTGTAGTTAAGAGCGTATACGTTTTCAACAGTGGCGCTGGCTGAGAATTCAAGGAATGCGCTGTCGATTCTTGAGAAGTTGCATGTTCCAGATGGTTGGTGTTCTTCTGGTTTGAGGGCAAAGGAGTATAAGTTGACGTTACGGGCAAGTTGTGAGCATCTTGAAACTGGGCTTTGACCACGAGCAACAATAGAAATAGATACTGAATCATCATCTGTTGTTGCTACAACGAAGGCAGTAGCAATGGCATCATTGTCATCTTCAACTTCAATACCGATATTAAATCCATTAGTTTGTGCAGCAACACTGTAAACTTGAAATCTACCTTTTCTTATTCTGGCACCTGTAGCAATTTCACTATGATCTCTGAATTCAACATCTAATAAATCACCAACATTGGGGTAATTAGAGGCTGTTGTGCTAGCGATAAAATTTGTACCAATTAATAAATTTAATCGTGTTTTAGTGCCTGCTGTAGCACTAACAGTACAGTGAAGAGTTGTAGCATCTGTTCCTGTAGCTGTACCAGCGTCTCTATAAGAAATTACGACTGGTTGTACTAAATTTGGTCTTTCACCTTCCTTGATATTGTATCCTGGAACAGCGGTGTGGTGATCGGCTGGTTGACGGAGTTGGAAGTATTCACGTTCGCGTTCAGCAAATCTATCATGTCCGTTAAGTGTAACTTTAGCTTTTTGTGCAATAACACCAGAATCAGCGTTAGTCCATACTAATTCTTTAACTGGGTGGTTAAAGTTAAGTTTGTATTTAGAGTTGGCACTTCCTTCAGCTTGAACTTGAAGTTGTTCAATAAGGTATTCGTGACTGACTTGAGCGAAACGTCTGCGTTCATCAGTATCTAAATACATGTAGTCAGCCCAGACGGCACAATTTGGTGTAGCGGCAGTTCCATCTCTACCAACATTGGTTGAAGTACCCCATGTAAATTTCAATTTGACTTCGTGGTATTGAAGAGCAATAAGTGGAAGGGCAAGACCAGGGTTGCGGCAGAATGAGAATTGAAGTGGAACTTGAATGAGTTGTTGTGAAGTTCCTCCTGCGGCTACTAAACCACCACTAACTAAAGTGTTACTGAAAGCACCAGTCATGTATTTTACGCCAGCAGCTTTAGATTCTGGTGTGCTTAATTCAGTCCATACTTGCATCCATTCTTTGGTGTGTTTGTCGATTTCTTGACCACCGATTTCAAGGACAACTTCGCTAACTAATTCATCACCGTTAATACCGTTATCTGTATCTTGGGCGCATGTAACGTAAACACGTCCGACTAAATCACCGTTGCGGGCAATAGTGACAGTTCCGCTACCGGCTGAGGCAGCAACAGTGCTAGTTCCGTTGACGGTTTGTTCAATGGATTCCATTGAGAAGTTAGTGTGTCTGCGGTAGACAACCTTGAAGAAGGTAATTTGTGGGTTACCTGTAAGGTAAACATCTTGAGCTCCGTAAGCGACGAGTTGCATTAATCCACCTCCGGCCATAGTTTGTTTTGATATTATTAACAAAGAAAAAAAAATTACATAAAATAAAAACGTATCTTTTCTTTAATTGAATAAAAAATATAATATGAAAACAATCCCTTCTATTTTTCTTATAAAAACACACAAATTATAGTATTTAAAAAGGCGTCTGTTTTACTAAAACTTTATCCTTTGTTATTTTTCCAGCATCTACATAAAGTAGTCTAGACATATGACGCAATAAATCCTTATCATGAGTAATAACCAATAAAGTCTTTTTATGTTTTAAAGATTGTAGTAATTTAATTACACGATCTCTATTTTCTTCATCTAAAGCAGATGTAGGTTCATCTAAAATTACTATCTTACTCTTTTTAACTAGACAACGTAATAACCATACTATTTGTCTTTGTCCTCCACTTAAAAATGAACCTTTCTTTCCTACAGATTGATGCATTCTACTAGCAAATATATCTGCAATTTCATTCATTTCTAATTCACGTAAAATATTTAAAAACATTTCTTCTGTTACTTCACCTTCTTTAAATCCATAGCTAAGATTTTCCCATAATGTTCTATTAAATAAGGAAGGAGTTTGGGGAACATATTCAATCATATCTCTTAATTTTTCTAATCCAATTTCACGTATATCTTTACCACCAATAAATATTCCTCCTTTAGTTGGTTGTTGTAATCCCATTAATAATTTTCCAATTGTGGATTTACCACTACCGATGCTTCCCATAATTGCTACACTCTCACCTTCTTTTACAAAAATAGAAATGTCATTTAATATTTCCTTTTTACCATCATTGCTAGTAAAATATACATTTCTCATATCAATATCAAATCCTCCTAGAGTATTATTTTTATTTTTAGGTGGTTCAATCTTATCAGGTAAACTATCAATAAATTCGTTTACATACGCTAAATTAGCCTTCAATTCTATGTAATTTCTAACATTTTTGAAGTAAATTATAAGTGATCCTAGAATGTTATAATTAAGAATAAATATAGCAGTTAATGCCGCAATTTTAATCTTTCCTTTCTTAAATAAATGCAATGCTGTGTAATTTAATCCAATAAATATCAATACATTAAGAATCGAAAAGTAGATTCTATATTTAATATTACATTTACCACGTTTTATTGTAATATCAGTTACCTTTGATGATTCCTTTTTCATCTTATTCATTTCATCTTGTTCTTTATTATTGGCATATACTGTTACTAAATTAGATAAACTGTCTTCAATATTACCATGTGTTGTATCATATTCATTTTCCTCTATAATCTTGAAGTGTTTACAATTAGCATAAAAATGTGTTCCACAATAAAGAAGAGAACAAACTCCTAAAACATATACTAATCCTAGATATGGACTTTGATATGTTAAATATCCAAAATTAGAGAGAATGACGATAGAATAGTTTAACACAAAATCTTGAACGTTATCTTGAATACTATCTAAAATCCACGGCAATTTAATCATTTTTGTTAAAATTTTACCAACTTCTAATTCTTGAAAATTACCTCTATATCTATCAATAATAGTATCAAATACAACCCCTTCAGAATATGCTGTAAATCTAGGCCATACATTTAACTCAGCCAATGCTTGTGTATAGTTTAATCCTTGAATTAGAATCCAGATTCCTAGCAATTTAGCCAAAAATTTACCGGCTTTTTCTATGTTTTTACCCTTTAATAATTCAATAATTTTACCATAATAATGAGGAACAACAACTTGATTAATAGGAATACTTATAAAAGATAAAAAATAGAAAATGTAATATTTCCAGTGTTTTTTAATAAAAGTAATATAAATATCTTTGATATACATCGTAACCTATATCGTTATTACTATATAGATTGAAAATAATACACCACTTATTATTACTGTAAAAAATCTTTTTTCATCGTTTTTTTTATCGGTGCATTTAGAAAATCCTTTGTTTCTACATCAGTCC